ATTGTACTTCTAAGTGCTGACCAGTCCCACGCATCCTCTACGATACGTCTAGCATCGTTGACAAACTCACCTATTAGTTTTACATAGGAGTCAGTTGTGTTTTCAATACTAGTGGCTTCGTCTTCACGCATCCTACGTAGTACACTGTTTACTAGTTGTAAGTAAGTCATTATCCGTATTTCCTTAAGTTTATCGTGGGGGTAAGCATTCCCTGTGTATATTTAACTTGAGTATCATATTTAAATAACTCTTCATTAAAAAGCTGTTCTACTTCTGTTTCTTCTTCTTCTGGTTCTGCGGCTCTATAGTCTAAATCTATAGAAGGTAAATCTATGTCTAAGTCTGGTAAGTCTAACTCAGGTAGCTCTACGTCTAACTCGGGTAACTCTACGTCTAACTCAGGTAACTCTACGTCTAACTTAGGTAGCTCTAAGTCTAACTCAGGTAACTCTACGTCTAACTTAGGTAGCTTTAGGTCAGGTAGCTCTAGGTCAGGTAAGTTTAACTCTGGTAAATCTAAGTCTAACTTAGGTAACTCAATGTCAGGAAGATTTAAGTCAGGAAGATTTAAGTCAGGTAGATTTAACTCTGGTAACTCTATGTCTGGAAGATTAAACTCTGGTAAATCAGGTAGATTTAAGTCAGGTAGATTTAAGTCTGGTAACTCTATATCTGGTAGATTTAAGTCAGGCAACCACCACAAATCATCTGCTTGATTCTTAACAGGTGGAAGGTCTTGTGGTTCAACAAGAATAAAACCACCATTATCAGGCTGAGGTATTTCTTGTTCTGGGGTAATGCCTTCTACACCACCGTCACCCGATAACTTATCTAAAACAGCATCTGTCGCCCATGCCGCCCCTGCCGATTTTAAAGCCGCTACAATGTCTCCTTCCGTTTGTGCTAGAGTCTTCATACCTTGTAGCAAAGGAGAAACTGAAGGATACAATACCGAAAATACGTCTAAAGTGTTACCCATATATTTAGTAAAGGTAGACATTTTTTTTACTTCGGGCATTATATAACTATAGCCCCCTACCTGCCCAACAGCGCCTTTCCCTTCTTCAAACTTATTAGAAGATATATGATTAAAAGCAGTACCTGTGTTTAAAAGAACATTTCCATCTTTAAAGGATTCAAAGTCAATACCTTCTGATTCTTTAAAATAAAAAGATGCTTGGTCAGACGATAAGTTAATGTTTTGCTCTGAAGAAGTTACAAAGTCACCCATTACTGCTTCTTGTACTTTTAAAGCTGAGTACTCTTCACGTCCTACGTCAAAACCGTCTGTAAACTTACCGTCTCTAAGGTTTTCATAATTCTGTATATCTTCTAACGTATTGAAGTCAGGCGCGCCATCGTCTATAAGTTTTTGTATGCTTTCTTTTTCTTTATCCGTTGTGGTATTTTCAAGACTTCTTGTTAAACTTTCTATGTAATAGTTATCGGCTTTTTGTTTTGCGGCACTAAAATTAGAAGGAGATGTATAGTTAGGATTTAATCCAGTCTGTATTTGTTCATATTGACTTAAGTCCGAATATTCACTACCTAATTCAAAATCTAAAAGAGCATCACGATAGCGGACATTATCGTATTTAAATTGAGGGTTTTGATTAGGAGTATCCTCTCCTTTTAAAAAGTCTTCTTTACGTTGTTCATAATCACCGCTTTCAAGAAAATCATCACGTTCTAAATCTTTAAGGTCTAGTTCTGCTTGTTGTCTAGCGTCATAAGCGTCAGACATTTGCTCGGAAACTCTAATTGCTTCCAGTCGTTGTTCTTCTTTTATTTTTTCTTCTTCTGTCGCAATAGCCGCTAACTGTTCAGGGGTTTTATAGGCTTCAACATTTACTCTAGTATCGACAGGTCCATACGCTATACCGCCTTGAGCCGCTTCTTGTAACACTTTCAACTCAGCCGCTAGTCTCGCTTTTTCTGCGTCTTTAGCCGCCTGTTGTTCAGGAGTTAAGAAGAACATACTCATTATTTATTTCTCTCTACGCCTTTGGCTTTCTCTACGGTACGCATAGCGCCTAGACCGAGCATACCCATAAGTACTGGCATCATAGTAGCCATATCTAGTACAGGGATTTCAATGGTAGAATCGGCAAGAGCAAGCGTAAAATTTGCCATTGGGATAAGAATGTACTGACTCGCAAGTCCAATACAACAAGTCCAACCAACAGCAGGTCTCCACCCCGACACAAATAAGCTCTTATGTGCCGCTTCTGTCTTATTAACTTCAAGTTGCGCTTTCGCAAGCTCCTGCGCGTGTTTTTCAGCCATTGTCGAAAGTTCAAACGCGATAGCATTCTTCTTGTCTTTATCCTCTATGAATTTGTCAAGTAGTCCTGTTACTGGTCCAATTAGTTGCTGTAACATATATGCCTCACTTAAGGGGATTTGAAAGGTAGTCCATACCCTGCCACAAATCCTCTACCTCTTTAGTTAATGTCTTGAATTTTACTTCTGTATCGCCAATGTCATTAATAATAATCTCTGCTTTAGCTACCGTAGCTTTCATAGCTTCTATATCGTTAGATAGCTTAGAAACGTCTGTATTCAATTCTAAGAGCTTTTCTTGCTGACTTAGTAGTGTCTCTAGCCTTGTGCCTAAAGTCGCTAGATTCTCACGTATGGGGCTTATATCAGGTATCTGCTGTGCCTCTACTGCTTCTAGTCTTGAGTACAAACTAGAGGCTGTCCATACGCCACCGCCTATAGTACTACCAATACCAAGTACAATGGCAATCCACACGCCCTTGAACGAGGTGTCACCTATCTTAAGTTCAGTGCTTTCTAAACTCACAGTTCAACACACTCCGTTCCATACATAAAGCAAGAGTAACCTAAGTAAGTTGGTCCTGTTTGGAAGAACTCTGACTCTGTACCCGCGGCTAATACATCAGTCTCTGTTACGTATAAGTCTAAGCCTATATCGTCATTACCATTTAAAAACACAGCCGTTAGGTTTCTAGTAGTAGGATAACCCATAGACACCCACTGTGCGTTAGCGTCATAAAAGATGTTAGTCTGCTCTGCTGTGGTGTTAGCGTTCTCAATGCCTTGCTCTAGGAATGCTACAGATTCCTCTGAGTTAGCCACGGCTAGATAAGCACTAGCGTTGTTAGCATGAGTCTCGATGTCATCCACTGACTGATTATACGTGTCAACAGTCTCTTGTTCAATCTGTAGGACTTCTACGTTGTCTACTACAAATGTTTGTACTTCAGCTTCTTGGTTAGGAGTATCGGCTTCTTCTACTTTTTCAGCTACCTGTATTGCTGTGGACATATTTACAACAGCTTCAGTAAACGTATCAATAGCGTTATCCATAAGCTCTAGTTCTTCTACAGCCTTGTTCTCTAATACAGCCTTAACGTCACCGTATGGCTGATAGTTAGTAGCAAAGTTAGTTAACGCAGTATTGTACGCTTGTACTTGTGCTTCCTGTATGTGTGCTGTAGTAGATAAAGTACCATCAGACAAAGCATTGCCCTGATTAGCGTACTCCATGCCTGCGCCCACTAGGAGGATGCCAGTGTTAATCTGGTCAACTATAGCAGTACTTGAGTCTAGTAGTGCGTCATATTCACTTGACTGAGCTACGGAACTTAGCACTAACAGAGATAATAGTGTCTTCTTCATCTGTGTCCTCTCCTCCTATGTTTAATACAGTATTGTACCAATCTTTTGTTTTCTTGCTGTAGTCTGGTATGTAAGTCTCTGGCTGACGTTTCATAACTAACATAGCACGTTTACCTACGACTAACTTACCGTTGTTCAGTATGGGACAAGGCGTACCTGAGATAAACATTGCCTTCCATACGTCAGTGCTTTGACACATACGAGCCACTGCACTTACCTTCATTCCTAAGTCAGCTAGTACCTTAGCGTCTCTACGTCTATTACACTCAGGGTCAATATCATAAGTACCGCTACTAAACCCTACGCCTACTGTCTGTAATGAACCGCCTGTACCCTTAAGGCAAGTGTCCATACCATTACTCATGTAACTAGGAGTGATTGCAGAACCTACTGGTATTTCGCTACTGCTTCCTGCTCCATTGTACGTATTACTAGTTGACGTATCTGTAGTTGTATTGTTACTATTAGTAGTTGAGTCAGAACCGTGGTACGTGTTCAAACTACCTTCCTGAGCGTTCTCTGCCAATGTAACCCATGAGAACATTATTAGTAAGCAAAATAACTTTCTCACTTCTTATGTACAATCTTCTGTACTGTCTCTGATTCATAGATACGAATACCTAACCAGATAATAGTAAAGATACTAGCAACGGGAGGCAACCAAGCCGCTAGTGACATCACACCTGTGGATGCCGCGAATACGTCTACAGCTTGTTTAGTTTCTTCCGTTACCATGTTGTTCTTCCTTATTAAGATGGGTTTCTTTGTGCGTCAGTTGGTGGTATGTTATACATAACACGAGGACTAAATGTTTCTTCTGTGTTCTGATAGCCTCGCTGTACTTCTATAATACTATCATTATTCACTAAGCTATCAGCCAAAGCAACAGCCGCAGTGTGTGCTTCTTCTCTTGTTGTGTGTTCGCTATGAATTACTTGGGTAACAACACCCTCTGCATTCCAATGTAAATATCCAACAACCATAATTAACTCTCTGTTTGGGTTATTTTGCCTTCAATGCTTCTGACTGAAATATTTGTTCCATCTTCTCCCTGTGCCTGTGTCACTTCTTTTGCCTTTACCTGAACACTTAAATTACTTTTAAAATATCCAAGATAAACATTCTGATACTCTCTAAACATAAGAGAAGCATTATAAACAACGCTATCAAATTGATACTCTGTTCCAAGTATTTCTGTACCAGACGTTTCCCAATCAAAAGGATGTAAGTACACCGTATCGCCTTGTGTTGGCTTATTTGCTTGATAAGCATACATGGTTATGTACGTTGTATCGCTAGAGCTTAGATAGTACCAACTTTGACTGTTATTAAAACCAAACGCGCTTGAACCGTCTGAATTAACTGACATTCCACAATAAGGCGATAAATGTTTGGTAACATCTCCTGAAACAGTTATAGTGTAAAGACTACCTAATGATGTTGCAGAAGCAACAGTTCCAAGAGTTACAGTATTTTCGTCAGTAGGTGTAGGTGCGGTGACTACTACGTTAAAAGCACCATCATTAGTTCCGTACGTGTCTGAATACGTTAAGCCCATAGAAAATTCTATTTCGTTTTCAGAGCCGTTACTGGCTTTTGTCTGAAGCACATCACCTATTCTACTTAAAGATGAACTTAGTGTATCTATCGTACTTGTTTGTAAATATCCTCTTTTTAAAAATCTAGTTCTTTGTGTTTTTTGTGGTACACCGCCTACAGTTAAAGCACCATCTACATTAACATTACCTTTAAGGTTAATGGTATCTTCTTTTCCAGAAACACTTACACCAGAACCTAAGTTAAATATATTCTTAGCACTAGTTGCCTGACTGCCCATGTTAAGGGTTGTAGAGTCACCCGCAAAAAAACCAGCTCCATAACCAGTTCCTATGTTTACAACCTTAACATCTGTTGTATTTGAATTATTACCACCTGTAGCAATATTAGTAGTAACACTGCCTGTTGTACTTATGTCTACGTTAGGTGCTGTGATAGTGCCTGTGAACGTAGGAGACGAAGCTAACATAGCCGCCCCTGCGGATGTTACATTAGCTGTGTCAGTTACGTCTGCACTTGTTTCAATACCTGATAACTTTGTTTTTTCTGCATCGGTAAATGCATTGGTATCTGCTACAGCTTCATAGGCTGACTTTATCTCTGCGCCTGTTTGGTCAGCTGTAGCGTTAGCCTCGATGCCATTTAGTTTACTGTGGTCAGCGTCTGTAAAATCATTTGTTGTTAAACCACCATCGCCTACAGTGTACGTTGTGTTTACACTATTGATGGTAAAGTTAGGATACGTACCAGTTATCGTAGTAGCACCTGTGCCTGTTAAGGCTACTGTCTGGTCTGGTGAATCATTGGTAATAGTACCATTACTCGCTATAGAGATACCAGTGCCGCCTGTAAGGACACCAGTAACATTAGCGGCTGTTACGCTTGCGTCCGTACCGTCTGCCCCTCTAGGGACAGTTAGAACGCCCGTAGAGGCATTATAGGACGCATTAGAGCCTGCCGCGCCTGTGGCGGTTGTAAGCGTTAATATAGAGGATGCGGAAGCACTGGCGGCACTAGCTGATGCACTAGCGGCATTAGCCTGAGCAGTTACTTCCTGTAGAAAGGAATTGTCCGATGAATCTCCTGAGCCACCTACACCTCTGAATATAGCCATGAAACATTCCTATAGTTAAAAAAAAAAAGAATTGTATAAAAAAGAAAAGGAGGAAAGGGGCTTCCGAAGAAACCCCTTAAGTACTACTAAGCGTTTACAGCGATGTTGAATGCCGCGTCTGGACGTAGAACAGCAGTGCCGTACAAAGTATCAGCAGTGTAAAGAGAACCTAAGAACTCTTGCTTGTACTGAGTTTGTGAACGAACACCTTGTTGCTCTGCTAGAACCATTGCGTCTTTGTGGAACAACATAGCTTGTTTAACGTCACCACCTGCGCCATT